GATGATTTAGCTTTATTAGAATTGGTAACCTCAGATATAAGGTCATTTGGCTCAGGTCAGGCTATATTACGGGTGCCAGAAGAATTAGTTGCTGGAAATGTAAAGCTTGAAATAGTCGATGATGAATTAGTTTTAGTAGAAGATTTAACCAAATCTAGTCCACTGTGGAATAGTTTGCGTAAATTACGAAATCTGAAATTGCAGGAGTGTGACTGGACTCAACTGACTGATAGTCCTTTATCAGAGGAAGAGAAGGATGCTTGGGCAAGTTACCGACAAGAATTAAGAGATATGCCAACAAATATGACTGATCCCGAAATCCCTGTGTGGCCAACTCCTCCCTAATTAAAGTATCCCTCTATGAAGAGATGGCCTACATCGACCGTCTCTTCTTTTATTCTCCCTGTCTTCCCGACGAAATGATCACTCCAAGTAATTACAACATGGTCTACCTGGAGTTCGTTCCACCTCTCATCTAAATCCTCATCTTTGTTCCAAGCAATCTTCACGTGAGCAGTTGGATCAAGTCTACAGACGCCAGCGTTCAATTTACGCGCAGCCTCATTTAAGTATCCATCGAAGTCTATGAATGTCCTGCTGTCCTTAGTGGCCTTCTCCATATCCTTTACAAAGTCTACTATTGTATTATAGACATCTTCTTGACGCACAATCTTGCGACGAGCGTTGCGGATCTTGTCGCGCTTCGCTTGTATCATTTTCATGACGTCATCTTTCGCCGACATGTTTCACCACCTGAAGAAAGAATTTGGCAAGCTGCTTCTTACCCCGAATGATAAGTAGATCGTTCCAGTCCATCTCGTCATCTTCAGTGAGAGCATAGTGGGTAATTGCATCAGCAGCAGTGAGCTTAGAAAGCATCATGAGGCCCGCGACGTCGCTGTCGCCTGCAGAAATTATACGAAATCCCTGATCCTTGAGGTCTTTGAGTGTCTCAAGATGGTGCGCAGATACACCGGATCCTGAACAAGCTATTGCCTTAAAGGGATTGTTAAGGATTCCTCCGTACATCTCATTAAAAGCTTGTTGGAGCGACATGGCATTTATTGCTCCTTCACAAACTATCACAGCTTTAATGTTTGTTCTGAAAGGCGTTTGATTCCAACCTGCAAAAAGTAGGCCCAACCTACTTCCAGGAATTGTGTCGATCTTGCGTTCGTCGCCATTCTCGTCAACCCAGGGAGTAATTAAACGAACTTGTGCGCCCACAAATGCTTCCTCATAGTATAGTGGAAAAACTATTCCCTCGCGTTGGGTGTCATAATACATACCTTCATCAGGATCTACACCTCGTGACTTGAGGTAATCCACGCCCTTCTGTGCCCTAGGATCATATAGAGGAATGAAGTTCTTTGGCCACGCCATCTTCTGTACTTCATTGCTTCTTGCTTCTTCAAACTCGAAGTCGTTCTTAAGGAATTCGGCGAGTGTTAGACCGGCAAGCGCACAATATTGATAGATGGAGTATCCTCGCGTACATTTAGTGCACCACACCCAGATGTCTCCAGAGTCAGGATCACTGTGCCAGTGACAGGTGTTGTTGCGAAGTCCCTTATTGCAGATTAAGCATTTTTTGGTAGAGATTTCAAGATCATTGCTCATCGACTACCTCCTCTTTTGAGGGTTCACCATCTATGAGATTCTTTAGATCTGTCACCTTCTCGTTCCTGAGCTTCTGCATCGCTTCTTCCGAGATGTTGACATATCGTCCCTTCTCGAAGGCACATGGGATACGGTTACCAGCGAGACCAAACCTGTCCTTGACAATCAAGAAGTCAGAGGTACGCTCTTCGAAGTTTGGGATCACCTCGATAACGACAGTAGACGTTTCATAGATGTCGGCACAGTGCTTGATGCGGCTGTCTAGATCCTTGTTGTTGCGCTTGCCGAGCGAGTGTAGCTGGGCAAATATTACGACCGGGATCTCAGCGCGCTTGATGAACTGACCTAGCCAGATACGGAAGTCGTTCAGCACCTCGTACGAGCTGGCATCAGGTCTCTCGATAGACTTCTTGATGAGTTGGTAGTAGTCGAGCATCACGCATGAGTAGTCGCTGTTCATGACCGACGACAAGAGTGCTTTCACGCCCTCTACGGTTGCGGTTGCGTTGTCTATAGATTTGTGCTTGAAGTTAACATCTGCTACCTTAACGAACTGAGCAATCTGCGGAATCAGCTTTGCGCACTCGACCTGCTTGGTCGCAGGCATCAGACCCTTCTTGTACTCGTTGAAGTTGCAGCCCAGCTGCAGACACGCGATGCGCATGTAAACATCTTCCTTAGATTCCTCGTTCGTAATGACAAGACTCTTCTTGCCTTCTTGCCACAGAGGATAGGAGACATTTGCAGCGATCGTACTATTGTGTGTTACTGTAAAGTCCCCTAATAGGAATAAGTGGTCGCCGTCAACTTCAAAACCAAAATATTGGCCGATACCTACAGGCTTTACTTCTATCCCGACATTTAGGACATCCTTGATTTGCCGACGAGCAGCAATCTTCTTACGCGGTACCTTTACTGGAATTTTACTACAATGACCAGCGATAGAAATTCTATAATATTCACCGACTTTTTGAGTTTTGGAATTACAACATTTCTTATATACTTTTTTGACGTACGCAGCAAACCCCAATGATCGAGCTAGATATACAGTATCATAGGCTAGATTCTTATTCTTAAATGTTATATCGTAGAACCCATTCTCTCCTGAACCACCATCAGTATCTATCAAACCAGCTAATACTTGCATCCTAACTTCGGCTGAATTCTGAAGATATTGTTTAGGTATGTGTTTGTTGTTTAGTACATTGTACTTTTTCAGTGAGTTCAAGATGGGATTACGAAGCAGTCCACCGCTCCTTCCAGCAGAAAATCTATACTCCAAGGCCCTAGAACCATGATTATATGTTTTTAAGTGTAAAGAGTTCTTTTTAGCAAACTTCTCTATAAACGAGACAATCTCGGGTTCCATGGAGGTAACAGCAGTATTTTCTGAAGTACCGTCGCCCAACCAGATTCCTAAATAGTAAGGATCTAGTTCTACCGGTTGTTCGTCAAACTCTACTCCACTACGATATCCCTTAAAGGCGACTTTAAAAGATTGGCTGGAATCTATCCACTTAGTGACCGGTATATTGCATATATCTCCTCTGCTATAATTTTTATATATTTTTCTAGAAGTTGAGCATCGCAGCGATAAAACATGGTTGCTATTGACTGTATAGCTATCTCCTTTAGTCGGAGTTACCTCATACATCCGATCAATGCCACTGGACAAATTCAGGACTGTTCTCGGCATGGAATCGGGCCCCATCACTTGGTCACCTACTTCTACATCCTGCACCTTCTTAATTGATCCGTCGTACATGAGAATAGGAGTATCGGGTGCGAAGCACTTTCCGTTCCCACTGTATCCGCAGATCAGGTACAAGTTCTCTTTAGTGAACGGAACTGCTGCTGTGATTGTGGCATTGATGAAGGTGATACGCTCTTTGAGCATCGCGTTGTAGCGCGCGATGTTCTTAAACATCGCAATAACATCTTCCTTACTGCCGAGACTGTCGATCTCGTCGTAAGTGATGTCCATCTTGGGGGCTTCTCTTGGAGCGCCCTGCAAGGCCCTGTCGATCCTGTCAGGTGCTATCTTCGCCATCGTTATCCCCCAAAATGTCTTCAAATGATACAGACTCTTCGTTCTGAATCTGTTTATACATTTCCATGATTGTAGGCAGGTCTAACAAAGGAAACGACCGTGCATGCTGTCGCTGTGCAACGTATTCCTTCTTAGACATACCTTTAGGCAGCTGAATCTTCTCGGCTTCCGCTGCCTCTTCCTGCAGAGGGTAAATGTCGTAGAAGGCTCGTATGGCGTTGTCCATGATGAGCTTCTTCCACCCCTCGAAGAACTCAGACTCAGTCTTGTCTCGGCGAGGTAGCGTCTTATATGTGCGACTTAGCTGATGCCTGTCTGGCAGATGGTGGGTTACAGCCTGCTTGACAAGTTCATATGCAACATCGTGCGTAATGAAGTGCCTGTTGAGCTCGTAGAACAACTCACTGAAGTTGCCGTACAAACTATCTTTGTCTCTGGATCTGGTGCTTAGACTACTGAACCATTTCTCGAACAGCTTATCTGCACCCTTTTTATCAGGTGAGATCTTTGTCATCTAAGACCTCCTGGTCTGCGACTTCGAGAATGTCTTGTGTCTTTAGATTGGTGATGCGAATCTTAGCACTGTTATGCTCGCGATCGATGTAGAGAAGCTCTATCCTGTAGTCGTCATTGATAAAGAACGGACGGCGCGGGCCTAACCACCAGTACAAACTATCCTTCAATTTTCCGACATAACTCTCACTCTTCATGTAGCCTCCAAACGGTACAATGTCTTATGATACGAATTTATATCGTATCGGTTTTTATTTTACACGAGAAACGGAACACAATGTGGATATAGAAATCAGCAACAGCGAGATAATAATAAAGAATTATACACCTGATTTTTCAAAGAAGCTAAACGAACTGCTGTCATATACCGACAAGTCAAAAGAATATCAGATCAGAAAGATGTCTCGTAATCCATTCTCTCGTGCCTCTGATCACTACAAGAAGCTGGTTGCAAGTCAGCATGGAACAATGGTAGACGAACGAAGCGGTGTCATAGCGGTGCCGTCGGGTTTCGCCTATCTATTCAAGAACGATCATTATCTAGATAAAAGAAAAGATACCGGAAAACAGGTTGCATTCCCCTGGAAGACCAAGCCTTATGAGCTTCGAGACTATCAGTTTGAGGCTAATACCCTCATATGCGACAACTACCGTGGACTCATCAACTTTGCTACGGGTCTCGGTAAGACGCTTACAGCAGTATACGCAATACGGTCAATAGGTCGACGCACTCTGGTGCTCTGTCCCACTCAGAGCATTGCAGACAACTTCTACCAGGAACTATGCGAGGCATTCGGTGATGACAGGGTTGGGTACTTTGGCGGTGGCAAGAAGCAGCTGAAGGATATCACTGTCGGCATTGCGGCGTCAGTCAACAACCACATAGAGAAGTTCGCGAAACATGAGCTAGGTCTGGTCATCATAGACGAGGTCCACCATGTTCCTGCAGACACGTTCTTCACGATCGCTAAGACGCTCTCTGCTGTCGGGCGCATGTTTGGCCTCACCGCAACAGATTTCAGGTCAGACGGCAAGGATGTGATGATCCAGGCGGGTGTTGGAGAAGTGCTTATCAAGAGAGATATCGTCTGGGGCATAGAGAACAAGTGGCTCGCATATCCAAACATAATAATGAGAGATGTTGAAACGACTGGCCGTGAATATCCTGAAGACAAGAACAAGAACTACAAGGCTCATGTACTGAACTCCCAAGAGATGAACAGTCGACTGATATCTGACATCCAGAAGTGCCTCGATGCTGGAAAGTTTGTGCTGTGCTTGGTAGACGAGAAGGCACACGGCCAGATGCTGTCTGAGGCACTAGGTCTTCCATTTGCCACGGGTGACGACAAGCAGTCTCTCGAATATGTGAAGCAGCTAAATGCCGGTTCTATTCAAGGGCTTATAGGCACTGATAGCAAAGTTGGAGAGGGGACGGACACCAAGAACGTGGACGTACTGGTACTAGCTAACTTCGTAGCTAGTAAGGGTCCGCTCTGGCAGAACTTAGGTCGCGGCTTACGTCGGCAAGGCACGAAAAAGACAGTTTTGGTTCTCGACTACAAGCCAACTGGATCCAAGATGCTGTCTAGACATGCGGATCAGAGGCTCAAGCTCTACAAGGCTATTACCTCAAGTGTTAGGGAGGTATAAAGTATAATAGCCTTATGAGACCCAATATACAATTAGCTATTTAAAAGAGGGGGGACATGAAAACCAATAAGGCCGGCATAGAGCTTATAAAGTCTTTTGAAGGAATGAGATTGGCTCCTTATCCTGATCCTGCGACTAGAGGTGAACCGTACACGATCGGGGTAGGCGCGACCTTCTACCAAGACGGTAGAAAAGTTACGATGCAGGATCCCCCGATGACAGAAGCTCAAGTTATAGCACTTCTTCAATTTCATCTGCAGAAATTTGAGAAGGATGTTTCGCGCCTTGTGAAGGTACCACTAAACTCCAACCAATTCTCTGCCCTTGTATCGTTCGCGTTCAACTGTGGAACCGGAAACCTGCAGAGTAGTACTTTGCTTAAAAAACTCAACGCGTTAGACTATGCTGGTGCGGCGAACGAATTCCTTAAGTGGGATAAAGCTAATAAGCAAGTTCTTGTTGGCTTGACCCGTCGACGTAAAGCTGAACGAGAGCTGTTCCTCGAACCAGAGGCATCAGTGGCAGTGACTTCTCCTAGGAATGGCCTCCTTCCGGATGGTCCCAACGAGCAAGAAATGAATGATATCCTTAAGAATCTCGACAAACTTACTTAAACCTCATCCTAGTAGAATAGGGTCGCGGGTTATACAAGTAGCAAAGTGAGGGGCCTCATAAGCCTCAGTCGAAAGACTTCATGGGTGCAATTCCCATACCCGCAACCACTTCTTAGTATAACCTCCTAGTACAAAGGAGGTTTCCGTGAAAATCAATATAATCGGCGATATTGCTGGACGTTACGATGAGCTTCTGCTTTTGCTAAAGCAGATGCCTGAGGCCGATCTTATTTTATCCATTGGCGATATGGTCGATCGTGGACCTAAATCTAAGCAAGTAATTCAGTGGTTCATGAAGCAGCAGAAAGCTGGAAAAGCTGAAGCTATCTACGGCAACCATGAAGATATGATGGTGGAAGGCCTTAAGAAAGGCAATTCGCGCGATTGGATGCATAATGGCGGATATCAAACTCTCGTATCGTATATGAGCAAGAAGGATATCTTCGAGCGAAAAGATGCCCAGGAACATGCTCTTGTTCCTAAGAGTCATGTTGATTGGCTAGAGAAGCGTCCAATGTACTTTCAGACAGATAATCTGTTTGTAAGTCATGCTCCCATTACATCGCTTAAGAACATACCAAAAGATCCTTATGGTCGTGACTTCTATTTCGTATGGAATCGTTACGAACCCAGTAAGCCACAAGATAAGTTCCTGATTAACGGCCACAATGGCACTCTGCAAGAGTACAGGGGCGATGGACGCACTATCGGAATGTGTATCGATGATTCACATCAGAGGAAACTGACAGGTCTTCATTGGCCGACCAAAGAGATATTTCAACAGGAATTCTTACCGGTAAAAGAGAAACCTATGCGTAAATTGACAAAAGAAGAAAAGAAGAAAGCTGAAGAGGATAGAAAGAGTTTGGATGTATTTTTTTAAAAGTGGTCAATGTCAAATACAGTAGTTTACAAAGGATGGATATCTATTGGTCCGCCACGTAAAGGTAGGGACGATACTGTTATATTGTCTCCCAATCGGTTCTTTTATCGTCCCAAAAAACATGTGATAGCAGAAAAAATAGCAGCCGATATATGTAAATACGGCTCATATGTTAACATGACTATGTGGACTGGCTACCACAAAATAAAACCCAGTAAAAAATATTTATCACGCTCCTTTATGGGATTAATTAGCGCAGAGTATAGCGAAATCTCTAATGCTGCTCACTACCGATACACCTATGATTCTATAAATATTGATAGTTCTGATTTCTTAGCAGAACTAGCAGGATACTATCACCATTACTGTATAATTGAGATAACTTATCACAAGACTGAATATGACATGATATCTCATGAGATGGAACTCATACTCTTACTAAACCACAACTTATAAGTAGAATAAGAGCATGAGTGACACAGATATACTAAAGTTGTACATGAAAGAAGCCTGTAAGACTCCTCTTCTTACCTATGCTCAAGAAGTCGAACTAGCTAAAGAGATAGTTGCAGGTAATATGAGATCCCGCGAGAAGCTCATACGGGCAAATCTTCGTTTGGTCATCTCTATCGCTAAAGCATATAGTAATCGAGGTATGGCTCTCGAAGATCTAATACAAGAAGGCAATATCGGCTTAATGAGGGCCATAGAGAAGTATGAGTATCAGCGTGGTTATAAGTTCAGTACATATGCCACGTGGTGGATTCGTCAAGCAGTAGCGCGGGCAATAGCAGATAAGAACCGACTCATTAGACTGCCTGTCCATATGGTGGAAACCTTTAATAAGGTATCGAAGATAGTTAGTTTATTTGTTACAGAGTTTGGACGAAGTCCAACCCACGAAGAGATCGCTAAGAAAGCTGGAATTTCTATAGATAAGGTAATCGATGTTATAAGTTATGGAGCCCCACTAGCAAGTATAGATGATTTTCTTATGGAAGATAGCGAGATTCGCCTCAGTGATACTCTAACCGATAATAATAGTCCTGCTACTTCAACAGTAGAAAATGCTATGAACGATATTATAACTTTTTCTCTGAAAGATCTTTCAACTAGAGAAGAGAAGATACTAAGACTAAAATATGGTATCAAATGAAGATGCTCATCCTACTTGGCGATTACCGTAAGTATCTCACCTACAAAATCTTCAAGACAGAGCAAGAGATGGATCTATTCATAGATAAGATTCATCCGTTGATGATGGCAAACATCCACAGAACTGAACCCCTGCAGAAAAGACTAGAGATAGTTAAAGACGACTACTTCATTTACGCTGGCGCAGTAATTGATTTTGAAGTAGTTGACCTGGACCCAACTCCTTAGAGTTTCTAATAATATTTCCTAAAATTCCACCTATCTTTTCACTTCTCTACATGAGTGCGCGAAGCGCACTCATAATGCACGCGCTAAGCGCGTGCATGAATTTCTAAGAAGAAAAGAAGGGTATTGTGAGGGATAGTTAATCTTATGATACCCTTGAAATTGTGTTTTTCTAAGTTGAAACAAAAATATTTATTGTATGTATAATTCACTGGTAAATCTAACGGAGGTTTTATGAATACCAAGCAACTTATTAATGACGATCTTCATCAAAAACTTACGCAAGAAGAAGCAGTTAAGCAAGATGCGCGAGTGGCGCAGCACATGAAAGCATTACAGCAAATTCGTGAGCAGGCTTTCAAGATTGAGGTCGAGGTACTCGACGGCGGGAAGTTACCAGCTAAGGCAAATCGAACTGATGCCGGCTTTGACGTATACGCGACCGAAGACGTCGCAATCTATCCGGGCAACATTATCAAGCATCCATTAAACATTCGCATGAAGCTTCCAGCGGGATCTTGGGCCGAGATTCAGACGAAGAGCGGTCTTGGATCTAAAGGTATGCTTGTGTACGCAGGCGTAGTCGATGAAGGCTATCGCGGTATTCCGCATGTTATCGCGACCAATCTAAACTGGGGATTTACCTGGAAGACAGAGGGTGATAAAACCGCCATGGTCGGTGAAGAGCCAGATGTTAAGCCAATCTTAGTTAAGAAGGGCGAGAAGCTAGCGCAGATCACGATGCACCCGCATTCTAGTGAGTACTTCATGGTACAGGTCGACAAGGTGGATACAGACACATCGCGTTCAACAGGTGGTTTTGGATCTTCCGGTCTATGAGTATAATGCTCACATAGTACCAAGGAGGATATGTGAGCGATAATCTGGCCAAACTCTTCACTTCAAATATCAGGATCTCCAACCTGAAGCCGTTCCATACAGATGCTATCTGGCCGGCAAATATAGAGCTGTGCATAACCAGAGTGCCTATCCGTAAGAGGGACGGGTATGATGACGGCATGATGCAAGAACTAGCTCTCAAGCTCAAGAATAACATGGTGAAGAACGGGATCGTGTTTCTGATCTGCTATGCCCCGGTTGAGGCTAAGGCTAGGCCATTCCAAGTTGCCAAGTATATGATAGATGCCGGCTTCAACCACATCGACAACATCGTGATACAGAAGACCTGGTATCCGGGCAAGCGCTCTGAGATCAACCTCGTAAACTCCCACGAGTATGTCCTGTACTTCTGCAACGGCGAAGTGTGGAACCTAGACCGACTTCCTATCCGACAATATCTCGGAACTAATCCAGATATTTCCTGTCCGGGAAATACGTGGAAAGTCGAGACAGGATCCCTGGATGAATCCATTCCCGCAGACCTAGCTGAACTCCTTCTCCGCATGACAGACTCACTTCCTGGCTCCATAGTCTTTGATCCATTCTTAGGCAACAGTTCAACCCTACTTGCAGCTTTAAAACTCGGACACAGCTTCTACGGTTTTGAACAAGATCCGAAGCGCATGGCACGTTATGAAAAAATAGTAAAAGAGGCAAGTAAATAATGAGTTTTTGTGTTACGTGCAACCTAGAATTAGAGCAGCGTAATAAAACTGGTTATTGCACTAGTCATCGCGGTAACTGGCGTAAAAAATGCAATTCTTGTGAAGAATTAATTTATGCTGGCTCTAAGACTGGTTTATGTAAATCATGTTATGATTTGGGTTTTTATTCAAAAAATAGAGATAAAATAAATCAACACTATAATGAAGTTTATCATAAAAATAAGAAATCTATAAACACCAAACGAGCTCAACGAGAAAAAATTCGATGGCATACTGATTCTGAATTTAAGTTTAAAAAGTCACTTAGATCTCGTTTTAAAAAAGCTATGCGAGAAAATTGGGTAAAAGGTTCTTTCACTAAAACACTAGGATGTACTATAGGTGAGTTAAAAGAGTATTTACAATCTAAGTTTCAGACTGGAATGACTTGGGATAACTATGGTAAAGAATGGCAGATCGATCATATTATTGCATTTTGTTCTGTAGATTTAACTAAAGATGATCAGTTAGTAAAAGTTTCTCACTATACTAACTTGCAACCTATTTGGAATAAAGATCATTACAAGAAAACCATCTCTGATAGAGGTCAATATGTCGTTTTATAAAACTAAAGCAAAAACCATTATTCATGATCAGGCTCAAATAATTAAATTAGTTAATGAAACTATGAGCAACATGGCCGCTATCGTAGGCACAACACTCGGTCCTGGCGGACGACCAGTTCTTATTGAGCGCGATGGCTTATCTGTACTGGTGAGTAAAGATGGTGTAACTGTAGCTAAGAATATTGGAGTCACTGATGCAGCTGCTAATACGATTGTTGAGGCCGCAAAAGAAATCTGTTTGAATACTGCGAAAGAAGCCGGTGACGGAACGACTACTGCTATCGTTCTTGCTGACGCCCTAGTTAAAGAAGGACAGAAATTCCTGTCTACACGTCCTAAATATAATCCACAGAGAATGATCAATGAGCTAAACGATGCATACACCCGTGTTGTGGTTCCATTTCTGCGGGATGTTGCGGTTAAGGTAAGTGGTGAAGAACAGCTTAAGTTCGTAGCAACAATATCATCAAACGGTGATAAAGAGATTGCTGATGTAGTTGTTAAGGCTGTTATGGATGCCGGTGATGATGGCACGGTTCTTATAAATGAGAGTCAGGGCGGAAAGACCTATGTTGAGGTGAGCGAAGGATATATCGTCACTACAGGCCTTAAGGATCTAGGACAGATCGGCCCGTCCTTTATCAACGATAAAGGGAATCAGCAGGTCAAGATGGATAAGGGATACGTGGTATTGTATGATGGCTCAATGAACGATCTGAAGGTGCCTGGGTTGATTCAGGATGCTGTTGCTGATGATGGAGGGTTCTCTGATGGAACTCCCATCATCGTGTTTGCCCATAGCTTCGCGGATAGCGTACTTGATAAGTTCGCCAAGACAACAAAGGGTGGCCTCACTGTTGTTCCTATCAAGACGCCGCGCTCAGGTCTTCCCAATGGAGCATCTATGTTCCTGGAAGACATGGCTGCTTACACAGGAGCAACAGTGTTCAACCCTGGAAACGTGGAAGAGTTTGATGATGAGGGTTTAGGCAATTTCGACAGCGCCAGAGTTACCCTATACGAGGTGTTTCTTACTGCAACTCCAGACGGGGACGCCGTAACCTCTCGTGTAGGCGAGCTTAAGGCAATCGCTGAAGCTGCAATGGGAGAACTAGACAGATCGTTCTTAAGAGCTGCCATTGCTAAACTTACTGGTGG